AGCCTGCCATTGTACCTGCACCCGTCCCGGCTGGACAGCGTGCGGGAAATCCTCGCCCGGATGCACGGCCTTCCCGCCTTGTGGCTCGGGGACGACAACGAGGGCATCGGCTCCTACCAGTCGCTGACTGTCTGGGGTTGGCTTGAGGATTGGAACGCAACCGTCATCGGGCCGAATGAAGTGAGCATGAACATTGACGTACAGGGGTTGAAATAATGGCAGTAAAGCAGCTTCCCAAGATTTCGGATCTCCCGGAACCGCCGGACAGACTGGTGGGCGATCAGGAACGGTTCGACGTGCTGACGTTCAACAGTCTGAAAGCACAGAAGAAGATGGTCAACGAGGACCTGAACAAGACGCTGATCCCCGCGCTGAACGCCTTTGCCGTGGATGTGAACGCCAGCGTCGACGCGGCGGCAGCCTCAGCCACGGCAGCCGGGAAAAGCGCGGACAAGGCACAGGGCCTCGTCAATCAGTACCGGGGCATGACCGCCGAGGCCGTCACGCTTGCGCCGGGGGCCGAAGCGACCGCTACATTTCATCCCGGCACCGAAAAGCTGACGCTCGGCATACCGCGAGGGGATACGGTCGTCGGCCTGACTCATGTCTCCGGCTTTGAGCTCGACGCCGACACCGGGCATCTGGAGTTTGTGGTGGTGGCGTCATCGGACATCACGGACGGCTACATCGACGACAGGGGAAACCTTGTCATTTCCGTCAACTAAAGGAGATTACACATGGCAAATACCCTTGATCTTGGTCGTGTCCGGCTCGTGCATAAGGGAGCCTACAACGCCAGCACCGCCTATGAGTTTTTTGACTGCGCCACCTACAACGGCTCCTCGTATGTGTGCACCGCGGACGCCGGAAGCCCCGCCGGAACCCTGCCCACGGACACATCAAAATGGGCGCTTCTGGCTCAGAAAGGCGACACCGGGGCCAAGGGTGCCACAGGAGCGACAGGCTCGCAGGGGCCCAAAGGCGACAAGGGCGATACCGGGGCTACCGGGGCGGCAGGCGCAAAGGGAGCCACAGGAGCCAAAGGCGTCTCTTTCGTGGTGAAGGGCGCATGGGCCAGCGGCACGGCCTATGTGAACAACACCACGCAAATTGACGTGGTGACGTATAACGGTAGCTCCTACGCCTGCAAGACCAGCCACACGGCCTCGTCTTCCATCCTGCCGACCAACACGACGTACTGGACTTTGATCGCGCAAAAGGGTGCGACCGGAGCCAAGGGAGACAAGGGCGACACTGGGGCGACAGGTCCGGCAGGGGCCACAGGTGCGAAGGGGGCGACAGGGGCAACGGGGGCGCAGGGACCGAAAGGAGATACCGGGGCTGGCGTCACCGCTGTGGCCATCAACGCCAATGGGCATCTCACGGTCACGATAGGAGGCTAAATAATGGCGCAGAAAGTCTATGATCTCGGTCCGGTTTGCCCGATCTACAAGGGCAACTGGTCCGCCACGGCCACGTATGAAACCCTGAACATGGTCCGCCACGGCACCGCGCTATGGGTGATGATCGCAAAGACGTACACGGTCGGGTCCACGCCGTCCGATTCGTCCACGTTCTGGAAAAAGGCCGCGCAGGACGGTGCGACCGGAGCCAAGGGAGATAAGGGAGCCACTGGAGCGACAGGCCCCAAGGGAGACAAAGGTGAACCCGGGGCGACGCCGACGCTCTCAAGTGCGGTGAACAGCACATCAACCACGGTCGCAGCGAACTCGGCAGCGGTCAAGACGGCCTATGATCTGGCCACTACCGCTAGAAACGACGCCAACAGCAAGGTGACAGCCGCACAGGCGGCGAACGCGGCAATGCCAGGACGCTATATCGACGTCTCTTACGATAGTAATAGAACCTACCAAGCCCCAGCTGATGGATATTTTTTGATTACTTCGACAGAGAGCGGAAATACGGGTTTGTACGTCTATGACTCAGCAAATGCTACGCTGTTATACCAATCTTTTATTATGGGAAGTGCTGGTTCTGATAACAGTGTTATGCTTCCTGTTAAAAAGTCAAACCACATCCGTTCTGTAGGCACCTATGTTGCATCTAAAATCAAACATTATAGATTCATATACGCAGAAGGAAATGCCTGATGACAACATACATCACCGTTGACGATACAGGGCGCGTCACCGCGTCTGCGGACTGGCAGTTCCCCGGCTCTGAGCCATGCCCGTGCGAAGTTATACGCTATCCTAACGGCCAGCTTTACCGTGCCGATACCCTTCCGCCTGTTTACGCCAACCCCGGAACAGCAGAGCAGCAAATCTCTGGAGATTGCCCGCCGGGTTGGGTGATGATGCCCGGCCCTTGTCCAGAGGCTCTGCGTGGTGCCAGCGGCGTGCTCACGGCCACATGGGAAGCGAGGGAAAACGGCGAATGGGTGCCCGTGCCGACAATCACGTTTGAAACCATGAAAACCGCCAAACGCTCTGAAATCAACGCGGCTGCGGACAGGGCCATAGGCACACTCACGGTGACATATCCGGACCGGGAGATCAGCACGTTCGACAAGCAGGAATCCGAGGCCCGCGCCTATACCGCCGACGCCACGGCTTCGACCCCGCTCCTTTCCGCGCTGGCGACTGCACGGGGCATTCCGCTGCCCGACCTTGTGGAGCGGGTGCTCGCCAAGGCCGACGCCTTTGCCGTGGCGTCCGGTTCAATTATCGGCCAGCGTCAGGCACTGGAAGATCGGCTTGATGCCTGTACGACGCTGGAAGAGGTGCAGGGGATCACCGTTGATATCTCCATGCCGGGCGGGGGAGAAGCATGACCTACGGAAAGCGAACGTTGATCGCCGTCGACCAGCTCCTCAATACGCTCCTCGGCGGCTGGCCGGACGAAACCCTGTCCTCGCGCTGTTACCGCTGGGCGCGGGACGGGGTGAGGGCATGGCCCCGGTGCGTGGTGGACGGGCTGTTCTTTTGGCAGAGGGAGCATTGCAAGAGCAGTTATGAGAGCGAGAGGGAGGGGAGGCAGTCGCCGCCGGAATTGCGGCGCGTGACCCCGGAAGCGTAACCCGTTATAATCTTTTCAGGCAGAGGCGGGGGAGATTGGACCCTCCCCCACCGGCCCGGTGTACGACCACCGGACCACGGCCCCACACGATGATTGCAGCATCGTGCAAGGTTTCCGCCTGCGTTTATGGCTCACAGTCAGACCGCGAGCGCGTAAACGCATATCAGGACGGATGCGGGGGCGCAAGGGAAGGACAATCAAAAAATGAAGGGAGCACACGACAACGAGATCAGGTGCGGACATTGCAACAAGATGCTTGCTAGAGGGACGGCCCTTGATCTGAGCATCAAATGCCCCCGATGCGGAACCATCAACACCATGAGGGCCATGCGCCCCGGCTCCGAGCCGCACGACGGCCACAGGAGCTTGAACAATGAAGAAATTGACCGTCGGTAGCCTGTTCTCAGGCGTCGGGCTCTGTGACCTCGGCCTTTCGTGGGCAGGGATGCGGCACGCCTTTTTTTGTGAGGTCGATCCGTTTTGTCGTTCTGTCTTGGCAAAGCACTGGTCGGACGTACCCATATATAATGATGTAAGGTCGCTCAACGGTGCAGACCTGCCGCACATAGACATCCTGTGTGGCGGATTTCCCTGTCAGGATGTATCGCAAGGAGGAAGACGTGCAGGAATCAAGGAAGGAACGCGGAGCGGGCTGTGGTACGAGTACTCAAGGCTTATCGGGGAAATCCGCCCTCGTTACGCCATCATCGAAAATGTCCGGGGCCTGCTCTCCTGCGGAATTGAGATCGTCATGCGGGACTTGGCCGCGCTCGGGTACGATGCTGAATGGGAAGTGCTCCCCGCAGCCGCCCTTGGCGCCCCGCACCATCGTGAAAGGGTGTTCATTGTTGCCTACCCCCACAGTCAGCGGGCTGACGGAAGGACTCGGCTTCTTGCTCCGCTCGAACGAATCGTGGGAGAGCACCAGCAATCTGTCCGCGTATCTGATTGGCTTGGAATACGGTTTGACCGGGCGCGAAAAGCGTCAGCACGGGAAGCATATCGCGGACCCGTCGTTCATCGAGTGGATGATGGGAGTGCCGAAAGGCTGGACAGACCCGGCAGCGTAAGATTGCTCCCGCGTGAGCTGATACCGGTCTGGACGCAGCGCCTCAAGGCCCTCGGCAACGGCATTGCCCCACAGCAATCATACGCCGTTGCCGCCTGCATTCTGGAAGCTGAAGAGCTCCCCGCAGCTCCCACGCCTCCCTCTTCGGGAGGTTGGGGTTCCGAATGAATCCGTTTTTTCAAGACGAATCGAACGCCGTCTATCACGGCAACGCCCTTACCATACTTCCGTGCCTTCCTTTTGAATCGGTCGACGCGGTCATCACCGATCCGCCGTATTGCAGCGGCGCGGTCACGCTTTCCGGCAAACAGGCCGACCCCGTCGTCAAATACCAGAAGACGGGGACAAAAAAGGGTTATCCGTCCATGCTCGGCGACGCCAAGGATCAGCGCTCTTTCACATGGTGGATGACGCAATGGCTCTGCGAGTGCTGGCGCATCGCCCGCGACGGGGCTCCGCTTCTTGTCTTCACGGACTGGAGGCAACTCCCAAGCGTGACCGACGCCGTGCAGGCCGCAGGCTGGATGTGGCGGGGGCTCGTCGTCTGGCATAAGCCCTCGGCCCGTCCTATGCCCGGTGAGTTCAGGCGTGACGCCGAGTATATCGTCTATGGCTCCAAGGGACGTTTTCAGCGGAACACAAGCCAATGCCTGCCCGGCGTCTTCAGGTACCCGGTAAACAGCGCCGAAAAAGTCCATCTCACAAGCAAGCCGATTCAGCTCATGGCAGAGCTCATGGGCGTCGTCCCGGAAGGCGGGACAGTGCTTGATCCCTTCCTCGGCGGCGGCTCCACCGCCCTCGCGGCAAAGGCAACGGGCAGAAGGTGCGTCGGCATCGAACTCTCGCCCGAGTATGCGAGGATAGCGGCGGAGCGTATCAAAACGGCATAGACAAAAAGGCGGGAACGCGCTCCCGCCTTCTTGTACTTTTATTGCAACATCCGCAATCCGTTTTTTCTTGAAGTTATCACGCCGCTGGCTGTGAGGTTATCACGCCGCGCATCAGGGAACGCCACCGGGAAGCGTCCCGACAGGCTCTTCCCGACACGCTCAAGGGAAAAACGCTTCCGGACGTCCTCTTGCCGTACCAGCAGCGGGCCGTGGCCTCGATCATGGAGCTTCCGGTGGTGGTCATCGAAAAGGGCCGCCGTATCGGCCTGACGTGGGGCATCGCGGCCGCCTCCGTGCTCCTTTCCGCCTCGTCGCGTTCCGCCGGAGGGATGGATTCCCTCTATCTCGGGTACAGCCTCGACATGGCCCGCGAGTTCATCGATACGGCGGCGATGTGGGCGAAGGCGTTCGCCCCGGCGGCGTGCGAGGTTGAGGAATGCCTTTTCAAGGATACGAAGCCCGACGGCTCATCGGACGACATCCTCGCCTACCGCATCGTCTTTGCGTCCGGGTATGAAATCATGGCGCTCACCTCCCGCCCCCGTTCGCTTCGCGGGCGTCAGGGCATGGTCATCCTCGACGAAGCGGCTTTCCATGACCAGCTCGGCGAGGTCATGAAGGCGGCGCTGGCGCTCCTCATGTGGGGCGGCAAAGTCGTGGTCGTCTCGACGCATGACGGGGACACCAACCCGTTCAACCTGCTGTGTGAAGAAGTACGGAAGGGAAACAAACCGTATGAGCTTGTCAAAATCACATTTGACGATGCGCTCGCTGACGGGCTGTACCGCCGAATCTGCCTCACGCAGGGGAAGGAGTGGAGCCCAGAAGCGGAAAGCGCATGGCGGGAAGATATTGTCGCCTTTTATGGGGAAGACGCGGACGAGGAACTTTTCGTCATTCCCCGGCACGGCTCCGGGGCGTACATCCCGGCGGCGCTCATCGAACGCGCCCAGCGCGTCGACGTGCCGGTCTTGCGCTTCGAGCGGCCGGACGCATGGGCGGAGCTTGCGGATCACCTTCAGGAAGCCGAGGCCCGCGACTGGTGCGAGGCGGAACTTTCCCCCGTGCTCGCCGGGATTCCGGCGGGGTTCGACACCTACGCCGGGGAGGACTTCGCGCGCAAGGGCGACCTCACATCCCTTTGGATAGCGCAACGGCGGCAGGACATGAGCTTCCCGTGCGTGCTGCTCCTTGAGCTTCGCAATGTTCCTTATGAAATTCAGAAGCTCATCGTGTTTTACGTCCTCTCCCGGCTGGCGAGGCTCAGGGGCGGCATGTTCGACGCCACCGGGAACGGCGGCTACCTCGCCGAGGCCGCCGCGAAGCGCTTCCGGGGAATCGTTGCGCAAATGCTCAATCCCACCTTTTACGCGGGGATTACGCCGAAATTCAAGGCGGCGTTCGAGCGGGACGAAGTCGTCATGCCCCGAGACGTCGACGTATATAATGATCACCGTTCCATCCGTCTGGTAAAGGGCGTTCCCCAGATCGTTCGGGAAGAACAGCGAGCGGGCAAAGGTGAAGACAGCAAAGGGCGGAAGAAACGGCGTCACGGCGACTCGGCGATCGCGCATCTCCTTTGTTATGCGGCATCGCAGGAGAAAAAGGCCGAAATCGAATTTTTGACGGAAAGCGGGGAGTCAGGCTGGCGGAGTACGTCCGGCGGCCTTTTCGCCGCCCGCCCCGGAGGAGCTGAGGAATGGTGAAAGAGAAGAAAACGCCGAAAATCCGGCCCGAGTACCGCGTCGTCAGTTCCGGAGCGCTTGATCTGGCGAATTTTGCCGGGGAAATCGTTTCAAACCCGGACACGGTGCTCGTGTCTCTCGGCGGGGAGCTCAAGAATTACGCGAAACTCCTGCGCGACGATCAGGTCCACAGCTTGCTTGAACAGCGTCAGGACGCGCTTATCGCTGCCGAGTGGGAGGTTGTGCCAGGCGGCGGGGACAGCCGAGACCGGGAAGCCGCCGACTTTTTGCGTGGGCAGCTCATGGCTCTGAATTGGGATGCGATCACCCGCCGGATGCACAAGGGCGTCCTCTACGGCTACTCCGTCGCCGAATGCATCTGGGGCATGGACGGGAACAAAATTACCCTCGACGCCGTAAAGGTAAGAAAACCGTGGCGGTTTGGGTTCGACAAAGACGGCGGGCTGAAACTTCGCGTCAACGCGCAAACCTTCCTTATGCCCGAGCGCAAATTCTGGATCGCGGTATGGGGGGCGGATGACGACGATTCCCCTTATGGGCAGGGGCTCGGCCATGCGCTCTGGTGGCCGGTGTACCTGAAACGCAATGGCGCGAAGTTCTGGGCGGCGTACCTCGACAAGTTCGGCTCGCCGTCCGTCAAGTCGAAATATCCGGCTGGAGCCACCGAGAAAGAAAAGGCGACGGCGCTTGAAGCGGCCAAAGCCTTTCGGAATGAATCCGCCGTTGCCGTGCCGGAAGGGTTCGATGTCGAGCTTATCGAGGCCGCGAAGAATTCCGGCGGGAGTTATGAAGAGTTTTTGAAATACTGGGATGGAGCCATTGCGAAGATCATCCTTTCCCAGACGGGAACGACGCAGCAGGGGCAATACTCCGGCACTGCGGAAGTATTGAACGACGTCAAGTCCGAACTCGTGAAGGCCGATGCCGACCTTTTGTGCGAGAGCTTCAACGACACCGTCGCCACATGGCTTACCGAATGGAACTTCCCGGGCGCGAAGACGCCGCAGGTCTGGCGGAAGGTGCCGAACACCCGGCGGGAAGAAGCGCAGCGCGCCGCCGACAAGGGGGCGTACGAGATCGGCCTCGAACTTACGGACGACGCGATCAACCGCCGTTACGGCGAGGATTGGAAACGCCGTGCGGCTGCGCCTGTCTCCGTACCGTCGGATTCTCCCGCCTTCGCCGAGCCGGGACGGGACGAGCCCGACGAAATCGCCGAACAGCTCGAGTCCGTGACGAACGCAGCAGGCACGGGCATGATCAACATGATCCGCGCCGAACTGGACGCGGCGATCAGAGCCGGGGAGGACTTCGCGGCGTTCTCGGATCGGATTGCCGGACTGTACCCCGTCATGGATACGGCGGAACTGGCCGAAGCTCTCGAGGGTGCCGTATTGGCGGCCAATCTTTCCGGCAGGGCTTCCAATGGCTGATCCGAAAAAACGCCCCGAGGTCGAATTCAAGGGGACGCCCTTCAAGGAGGCGATTGATTTCTTTCAGGGCAAAGTCCGCGTCCCCACCCGCGCCTATACCGATCTCATGGGGGCCGCGCACAGCAAGGGCTTTATGGTCGCCGGGGCGACGAAAGACGAGCTTCTCGCGGATTTTCAGGAAACCATTGGACGCTGCATCCGGGACGGCCTGACGCTTGAGGATTTCCGCAAGGATTTTGACAGAATCGTTGCCGCCCACGGGTGGAGCTACAAAGGTTCCCGGGGCTGGCGGACCCGTACCATCTTTGAGACGAATATCCGCACCTCGTACATGGCCGGCAAATGGCAGCAGGCGCAGGAAACCAAACGGATGCGCCCCTACGGGCGTTACATCCATACGACCGTCCGGCATCCGCGCCTTGATCACGAGTCATGGCACAACAAAATAGTGCCTCTCGACGATCCGTGGTGGACGTACCGCTGGCCGCCGAACGGCTGGGGATGCAAATGCGGCGTGGAAACCGTCTCGGAGCGGGAGTTGCAGCGCGAAGGCTGGGAGGTCTGGAACCCGCCGCCGGATACAACAAAGATGGTTCCGGTGAAGACGCCGGACGGCATCATCGAGGTCGAGACCGTGGACGGCGTCGATCCGTCCTTTGCCTATAACCCCGGCAAGGCGGCATCCGGGATGTGCCTTTCCCCGGTAAAGATTCAGGAGGCGCAGTCCGACGGCACGTGGAAGGGCTGGCGGCCCATTCCGTGGGGCGAAAGGTCGCGGGAAAACTGGGAGTCGCTGGGGCGTCCGGAAAAGCTCCCCTTGGATAAGCCCACGGCGAAGCTCGCCGAAAAGGTTTCCACCCCGGAAGCGCTCAGGCCCATACTTGAGAAGACGATCGGCGCGGACTCGGCCTTTTTTCAAGCGGCGGACGGGGCCGTCGTGTGGCTCTCCGTCGACACGCTCATGCATATACAGCCGGGCCGGAGCCCGTTCGTGCCGCTCATTCCCGAACTTCTGAGTGATCCGTTCGAGGTGTGGATGGATTTCGAGGAGCACGAGGCGACGGGACGGGTGGAGCTGAAAAAGCGGTATGTAAAGCTGATCTGGACGGGAAAAAGGGAGCAGGGGCTCTATATTGTGGTGCAAGTTGTCAATGGACGGCTTACGGGATGGACGTTCGTTCCCGCATCATCAAAAAGCGTCTTGAACAACCAAAGACGGGGAAAGCTCATTTGGAGCCGAGAATAAAAAAGCGGCACGGCGTCATGCCGAACCGCAGAAATATGGGGCGGGAGGAATCCAAGATATGGCCAAGCCTCCCCGCCGGGTATGGGTTAGCGGGGCCATATCCCGACCCATACCGTCGCTGAAAGTACAATAGGTATTCTCAGCATGAATTGCAACTTCGATATGTGTTTATAAACGCCTGTAAACGGGGTATGCGGTCTTTTCTTTTCAAAACCCGGCAACGGCTCATGTCGGGGCGAAACCGCCCTTAAAAACGGTTTATGCGGGATGTTCGTTTCCCGCCGGGAACACGTTTTCCTAAAGCCCTTTCAAAGACTCCTTTCCGCCCGTCCGCTACAACGGGATGAAAGGAGTCTTTCTTATGCCCAACCTCATCGAAATCTTCCGGGGCGGGACGCATACCGACATGCGCGGGACGACGCTCGCGTTCGGCGAATCCGAGATCGCCGGTATCGCGGCGGCCTATGATCCCGCGCTTTCGGAAGCGCCGATCGTCATCGGCCACCCCCGCACGGACGCCCCGGCCTACGGCTGGGTCAAGTCGCTTTCCGCACGCGGGGACAGGCTCTACGCCGAGCCTGATCAGGTGGACGCCGCCTTTGCGGAGCTCGTCGAATCGGGCCGCTACAAAAAGGTTTCGGCCTGCTTTTACCGTCCCGCAGCCCCCGCGAACCCCAAACCCGGCGCGTACTACCTGCGGCACGTCGGCTTTCTCGGGGCGCAGCCGCCCGCCGTCAAGGGGCTTGCCCCGGTGGAGTTCGCCGAAAGCCCCGAGGACGATCTGCTTCTCGTGGAGTTCGCCGACCATGAATCCGTGAGCCTGCTTTCCCGCGTACTGTCCCTGTTTCGCGGCGTGCGTGACTACATCGTCGAGCGCGACGGAACGGAAAAGGCCGACGCCGTCATTCCGAACGGCGTTCTCGAAAGTATGAAGGAGCAAGCCACCGTGGCCTTGGTCCTCCCTCCAGACCCCGAACCCGCCTACAGCGAGGAAAACGTCATGTCCGATGACAAGAAAACCGTCCCCCCCGTGCAGCCCGCCGCAAGCCCCGAGGAGCTGGCCCGGCGCGTATCCGAGCTTGAAGCCCGCGAAGCCGCCTTTGCCGAACGTCAGCGCAGGGCCGAAGCTGAAACCGTCGTTACCGCCGCCGTCCGGGAAGGCCGCCTTACCCCGGCGCAGTCCGAAGGGCTCGCCGCGTTCATGGCGAGCCTCTCCGAGTCCGACACCATCGCCTTTTCGGAAGGAGGAAAGGAGCTTTCCCCCGTGGCCTTCATGAAAACCTTTCTGTCCCGCCTGCCCGTGCAGGTGGAGTTTGCCGAAAAGTCCGCCGGGGCCGACGAAACCATAGACGGGCTTTCGCCGCTCGACGCCGCGAACCGCGCCGTCGCCTATCAGGAACGGATGAAGAGGGACGGCGTCGTCATCACCACTACCGAAGCCCTTTCCGCCGTGAAGGCGGGCAAGGATAATGGAGAGCAGTAATATGGCAACTCCCGGCATCTACAAAAATTTTGAGGCCGAAGGCGAGATCGGCCCCTACGTCATCGTAACCCACGGCACCGCCGACTATGCCGTGAAGGCCGCCACCGGCGCGACCGTGGCGCTTGTCGGCACCACGGACGAACTCGGCAAGCTCTCGAACGGGCGCGTAGACGTCTGCACCGGCGGCATTCCCGAAGTGGCGCTCGGCGGAACCGTGGCCGCAGGCGATCCTCTGACGAGCGACGCTTCCGGCAAGGCCGTGAAGGCCACGGCCGCAGGCAATCGCATTCTCGGGTTCGCACTCGTGTCCGGAGCTTCCGGCGACATCATCCCCTATCAGTACAGCCTCGGCACGCTCGCCGTAGCGGCCGCAGGCTAAGGAGCACTCATGGCTACCGCACCGTTTCACGTTTCCCCGGAGCTGACCGCGATCGCCATCGCGTACCGCAACCCCGTTACCGACTACATCGCCGATCTGGTCATGCCCCGGACACGTCCTGTGGGAAAACTGGAATTTTCCTACACCGTGTACGATCTTTCGGCGTTCAACCGCCCGAATACGTTCGTCGGCCGCAAGGGCCGCCCGAACGAGGTCACCATGTCCTCCACCACGCAGACGGCGGCCATTGAAGACTTTGGCCTCGATGATCTCATTCCGATGAGCGATATCGAGCAGGGCCGCGCCATCGGGCGGGACATTCAAGCCGAAAGCGTCGAGTACATCATGGGGCTCGTCAAGCTCGACCGCGAGTGCCGCGTGGCGGCCGCCGCGCAGAATGCGGCGAACTTCACGAACACCGCCACACTGTCCGGCTCGAACCAGTGGTCGCACGCCGACTCGAAGCCGCTCACGGCGCTTCTCGGATACCTCGACACGCCGATGATGCGCCCGAACACCATGATCCTTTCCGCCCCGGTCTGGTCGAAGCTGAGAACCCACCCGCAGATCGTGAAGGCGATTTATCCGATTTCCGCCGAAGGGGCCGTCACCAGACAGCAGCTTGCGGATCTCCTCGAACTGAAAAACATCCATATCGGCGCGAGCTACGTCAACAGCGCCAAAAAAGGACAGGACGCCTCGCTCACCCGGGTCTGGGGCAATCACTGCACGCTTTTGTACCTTGATCCCACGGCGGAAACCTCGAAGGGCGTCACATGGGGAATGACCGTTCCCTACGGCACGGCCGTTGCCGGGACGATCGACGAACAGGGCGTCGGGCTTCGCGGGGGCGTCCGTGTTCGGGCCGGAGAATCCTTGAAAGAGCTTGTCGTCTCCAAGGGGGCGGGAATGCTCCTCAAGAACTGCATAGCTTAAGGCCGTTCGGCCATAAGGGAAAAACATGTACGCGACGCCGCAGGACATATTGGACAGGTACGGGGATACGGGGCTTTTTCTCGCCGGACGGACCGAGGAAGGGCTTCCCGACACCTCCCCGCTCATGACGGCTCTTGAGGAAGCCTCCAGCGAGATCGACGCCGCGCTCAGGGGGCGTTACCGGCTTCCCGTGGAATCCGTGCCGCCGGTCCTGCGGCGCATCGCCGTGGATCTCGCCGTCGACGCCATACCGAGGAACGCGCCGGAAACGGCGGACCTCTTCGAGCGGCGGGCGAAGGCCGCGCGGGAACTTTTGAAGGCCATAGCCAAGGGCGACGTGTCGCTCGGCATTCCCGAACTTGCCGGAAGCGCTTCCGGCGGTATGGCGTATTACGCGCCGCCGTCCGACTTTCAAACCGAGCTGGAGAAGATGTGATGGGCGGCCCTTCACTTACGCTTACGGGGGACGCCTCCCCCTTGCGGGAAATGACAAAAAAGGTTCGCCGCGCGCTCGGCAAGGCGGACACGCAAGAACTCCTCGCAACCATCGGTTCCGAGATCGTCGCCACGACGAACCGCCGTTTCGAGGCGGGAAAAGACCCAAACGGCGGAAAGTGGCCGGTATCGCTGGGAGCACGGGAAGAAAACCGCAAGACGCTCATCAAGACGGGGCGGCTCCGGGATTCCTACACACGCGAGGTCGGGCATGACTCCGTCGAGGTAGGCAGCAACGCAAAATACGCGGCCATCCATCACTTCGGCGGCGTCATCCGGGCGAAGAACGCCGGGGCGCTGCGGTTCAGGATCGGGGAATCGTTCGTCATGAAAAAGGCCGTCACCATGCCCGCGCGTCCCGCACTCGGGCTAAACGGCGAGGACGAGGATCACATCATGGAGACGACGGAAGACTGGATCGCCGGTTTCGTCAGGGAGATTAAATAATGGTTTTCAACGAACTGCGCGAGGCGATCGTCACCCGGCTGAAAGAGGCGATGCCGAAAGAAGTCGATGTCGCGGGGCACCCCGGCGTCATTGATACCGCCGAGCTCGGTCGGCTGTGCATGGCGGCCCCCGCGCTCAGGGTTTCCGTCCTGAAGGTGCTCGGCGTCGACCGGGCGCGCGGCAACGACGCCGCAGAGCTCCAGATCGGCGTGTATATCGTGGCCGGGGCGGGAAAGGGCGGCGTCGGCGCGGACGAGGTGGCGCTGTCGATCCTTCCCCGCGTGCTCGCCGTGGTCAACGGCGAGAACTGGAACCTGCAATGCGTGGAAAACCGGCCCGAAAACATCAGCGCCGACAACCTGTTCGACGGTTCGCTCCCCGGGCTTTCCGGCGGCCGCCTCGTCTCGCTCTGGGGCGTCGCATGGCGGCAGCGCGTCATCATGCCGCCGCTCATCGATTTTACGGCTCCGGATCGGTATCCGACCGATCCCGACGCCGGAAAGGTTCCCGCGCCGTGGAACGATCCGCTCGCGGAGTTCCTGCGGCTCGGGCTCAGGCTCAAAACCGTGCCGGACGAAACCGGCGCACCGCATATCTACTCCGACGACATCATCGCCGTGAGAGGAGAAAACCATGAATAGGCTCAACGTCAAACCGGTTTCCGGGCGTCTCGTGCGCCACCCCGAGACGGGGGAACCCCTCCCGGCGGGAGGGCTTGCCGTCCCCCGCTCGCCGTACTGGCTCCGTCGCCTGAAGGACGGCGACGTCACCCTTGCGACGCCCGACACGGGCAAGGCGGTGAAACATGGCGATTAGCTTAGACAACATTCCCACGACGATCCGCGTGCCGCTCGCGTACGTCGAGTTCAACAACGAAAACGCGGTATCGGGCACGGCGGCGAATCCGTACAGGCTCCTCGTGCTCGGGCAGAAGACAAGCGCCGGGACGCACCCGAAGCTTTCGCCCGTCCTCGTCACCTCAGCCGATCAGGCAGCAAAGCTTTTCGGCGTCGGCTCCATGCTGCACGCCATGCTTGCGGCCGTCAAAAAGGCCAACGGCTATGTCGAGACGTGGGCGCTCGCCGCCGAAGACAACGAATCGGGCCAGAAGGCGGCGGCAACGGTGACGCTTTCCGGCTCCACCACGAAAAGCGGCACGCTCTGGCTCTACGTCGGCGGCGTGTCCGTATCGTGCAAGGTTGTTGCGGGCGAAGAACTTTCGGCCGTGGCGACGCGCCTCGCTTCGGCCGTCAACGCCGACGCGACGCTTCCGGTCACGGCGCAGGCCGCCGAAAAGGCCGTAACGCTGACGTGCCGCTGGGCCGGGCTTACCGGAAACGATCTTGATCTGCGCCTCAACGTGTACGGCGAAGACACGCCCGCCGGGCTTGTCGCGACATGCACGGCGTTTACGGGCGGCACGGCGAATCCGGACGTCACGGACGCCATCGCGGCTTTCGGCGATGAACAGTGGCACGGCATCGTCATGCCGTGGACGGATGCCGCGAACATGACGGCGCTTGAGTCCGAGCTCGATCTCCGCTGGGGGCCGATGAAGCAGGCGGAATCCATCGCCTTCACGGCCTTTCGCGGGACGCTCGGCGAAACGTCGACGCACGGAAACGCCCGGAATTCCCACCTTGTGACCTGCATGGGGACGGGAAGATCCCCGACGCCGCCGTATATCTGGGCGGCCGTCAACGCCGTGACCGCGATCGCGTCTCTGGAAACCGATCCCGCGCGGCCCTTGCAGACGCTGGCGCTTCCCGGCGTCATTCCCCCGGCGCTTCCCGACCGTTGGACGATGGAGGAGCGCAACGTCCTTCTCCATGACGGGATCGCGACGTTCATGGTGCAGTCCGGGGACGTCGTCGCCATCGAGAGACAGGTCACCATGTACCAGACCAACGTCTGGAACATGCCCGATCCGTCGTATCTCGACGTCAACACCCCGGCGACGCTCGGCTACATCCGCTATGCCACCCGCGCCCGCATCCTCCAGAAGTTCCCCCGTCACAAGCTGGCGTCTGACGGGACGCGCTTCGGGCCGGGGCAGGCGATCGTCACGCCGTCCGTCATCCGGGGCGAGCTTCTCGCCCTGTACCGTGAACTTGAAGAAGCCGGGATCGTGGAAAACTTCGACCAGTACAAGGCCGATCTCACCGTGGAGCGCAACAAGGACGACCGCAACCGCGTCGACGTCCTTTCCCCGCCCGATCTCGTCAACCAGTTCCGCATCTTCGCCATGAAGATCGGCTTCGTCTTGTAGGAGGCAGCCATGCAGTTCACCGGCAAATGCATCATCCGCGTCAACGGTTCCGAAATCCGGAGCACGGACGACGCGACCCTGAACCCCGGCGGCGCGAACCGCGAGGCCGTCACCGGGGGCGGCAAGGTTTACGGGTATAAGGAAGAGACGGTCGCTCCCGAGCTCGAGTGTTCGGTGGCGCACACGTCCGACACCGACCTCACGGCGCTTTCGGCGATCACCGACGCCACCGTCATCTTCGAGACGGACAGCGGGGACAAGTACGTGCTGCGCGAGGCGTTCGTCATGGAGCCCGCCAGCCTCAAAACCACCGACGGCACGGCGGGCCTCAAGTTCTCCGCCGTGTCCTGCGAAAGGATGTAGCCATGTCTCAAGTTATCGATGCCGCCGCGAAGCTCTCCGAAGCCGAGGACGCGGTCACGGCCCCCCTTGCTGATTCCCATATCGTCACTTTTGCGGACGGCGTGACCATCGGCACGGTCCTCTATACCGAAGCTGAATTGCGCGAACTCACCGCCCGGGACCTTATCGACGCGCAGGAAGCGTCCGAAAAAGTCGTCCGCTCGCGGGACGCCGTCACGCTCGTTTCCTCCCCCGCCCGCATGGGGATCGAGCTGTTGCGCCGACAGGTGAAAAGACTTCGCGGCGGGGACAGCACCCACAACGGCCCGCTTTCCGTTGAAGAGCTCGGCAGGCTTTCCATAGCGGACTTCGAGCGGCTGCGTCTGGCTGCCGACGGGCTCGATCTGCTTTCCTCGCTTCATGAGGGAGAAAGCCTTGAATCCCGGGGGCGAGACGCTGGCGGGGATGCGTAACCTCGACCTTGCGCTTTTGGGGCTGGCCCGCCTGTCGGGCCTGTCCCTTGCCGAGGCCGAGCGCCTGCCTCTCCGCCGTCTCGTCCGCCTCCTGCACACCATCAACCGCGCCCGGAAAGAAGTATGAAAGTATCGCTCATAGTAGACCTTGCGGGCAACCTGCAATCCCGCGCCCGCCAGTACGCTCAGGCCCTCACCGGCCTGTCGAACAGCGGAAGCCGCGCCTTTTCGGGCCTGCGAAACGCGGCGGCTTCCGTGGGACGCGGCCTTGACGGCATGGGGAACCGGTACACGGCCATGATTGCCGGGGCTGGCATTACATACAAGGCGACGAAGGCCGTGATGGATTCCGCCGCACTCGACAAAATGCTCGCGCGCGTGGCGAACACCGCCGGAGCCACGGCACAGCAGAGCCGGGGGCTGCGCAGTGAGTTGTATGACATGGCGAAACAAACCGGCCAAAGCGTGGATGAACTGCTTCAAGGCTTCTATGCCCTTGTCCAGTCGGGGCAAAGCTGGGATGAGGCTCTCGCCACCATCAAAGCGATCAATCCCGCGATGGCCGTAACGGGAGCCAGTGCGGAAACGCTCGCTTCCGGAATGACCGTCGCCGCTCAGTCTTTCGGCTTCGACCTTTCCGACTTGAAAACGGCGAAGCTCATGCTTGATCAGATGTACGCCGCAGGCAATCTCGGCAACGCCGAGCTGGAAAATCTGGCGGATATTTTCGCCCGCGTCGGAAACAACGCCAAAACGGCGGGACTGAGTTTTGAGGGGACATTGGCTTTCATCGAACGCATGTCGCTCGTTGAAAAGCAGCCGGAACGGCTGGCTACGCTTACGGACTCCACGCTCCGGCTGTTCACGAACCAAAAGTATATGACCAAAGCCGCCAAGGTTACGGGCGTCAATTTTTACGATGCGAAGGGTGAACGGCGGGCCATGTTCGACGTGTTGGCCGATATTCGCGACAGGTATCAGAAGTTCAAGACGTCAGCGGAGAAAGACAAGGCTTTTTCCGCAGCCTTTGGCGATACGGATCTGGATACACAGCGCGGCCTCAGGATTTTTCTCGACGCCGACACGATTGACGAGGCCCGAACGTTTTCCGGGGAAATCAAGGAGTCCGCGGGCCTCATTGCTCAAAAGCTGCCGAGCGCCGTCGCCAATGCGGTTGATCAGACGGCCCGCCTGAAGGCCGAGCTCGGAAAAGCCGCAGACGAATTTGCCCAACCCATCAATGACGCTATTGAAGGCGGCATCAAGTATATCCTCGATACCCAGCAGATAGGGGGAAAGGAGCTGCTCGTGGGCGGAAGCCTTGCCGCGCTCGGCGGTTTCGGAGCCCTGAAGCTCGGCGGGAAAACGCTCGGCAAGCTCGGTGGCGGGGTTCTCGGCAACGCCGTCAAAGGAATGGGACTCGGGCGGCTTCCCCTGCCTCTGCCCGTGTACATCGTCAATGACCGTATGTCCCTGACGGACGGCGCGCTTTCGGATCTCGTAAATGGCGGCTCCGGGCAGGCGGGGGGCAAGGGAGGCGCGGCCCCCGGAAAACCCGGCGCTCCCGTCAGGACGCCGAGGCTTCCCGGAAAAGGCGGACGGATGGCCCGTATCGCCGACTTCGGCAAGCAGGCGGCGCGAAACGGCGCGTCCGCCGGAAAATTTGCGGCCAAGGCCGGAGCTCCCGTCGCCGTCATCGGCGGCGTCATCGAAGCGGGCAGCGTCATTATGGACCCGAACGCCACGACGGATGACAAGGTTCGCGGCGTTTCCGAGGCGGCCGGTGCCGCCGTGGGCGGCTGGGGCGGAGCCGCCGGGGGGGCCGCGATCGGAGCCGCCATCGGTTCGATCATTCCCGGCCTCGGCACGGCCATAGGCGGAGCGCTCGGCGGGCTCATCGGCGGGTGGCTCGGGACGGAAGCCGGGGAAGGGCTCGGAAAGATGATCGGAGACAAGCTCACGGACAGGGATCAGGCAAAGGCGATCGGCGCGGAAATATCGGCAAAGAGTGCCGAGCTTGCCGAAAATCTGGCGGCCGAGTCCACAATCAAAATCAAGGTTGAAGGCGGACAGGCCAGCATTGAAAGCACGTCCGGCCCCGGGGACATTGACGTTTACTATGATGCCCTGAACATGCAGGGCATCATGACGATGGACTGATCTATGACAAAGACATGGGAAAACCTGCGCCCCGCGTCGTTTCGCGGCGTGGCCTTCGAGGTCGAGAGCCATTCGGAGAGCGGAGGCCGCCGCATCGAGCTGCACGAGTACCCCTTGCGGGATACGCCGTACGCCGAAGACCTCGGCAAAAAGGCTGGCAAATGGCAGATCGAGGCGTTCCTCGTCAACGGGAAGAGCGGCTACGCCGAACGGCGCGACAAGCTCCGGGAAGCGCTGAACGCTTCCGGCCCGGGAACGCTCATCCATCCGTATCTTGGCGAGCTGTCCGTCTCCGTCGACGGGTATTCGCTCAAGGAAACGACGCGCGAGGGCGGATACTGTACGTTTTCCATTTCATTCGTCGAAGCCGGACAGCCGGTCGAACCCGACGTCGAGAAAGACACGGCGGCGAATGTCCTCGACAAGGCGGAAGCCGCGAAGGAAGCGGCCACGGCGGGCTTTCTCGACGAGTACATGCCGCTGCTCGAAGACCTCGAAGGGCTCACGGGGAAAGTCCCGGCCCTGCTTTCCGAGGCGACGGCCTTTCTCGGCACGCCGCTTTCCATCCTTTCCCGGGCGCAGTCCGCCGCGTCAAGCGTCCTTGCGCTTCCGGATCGCCTCGCCAGCCGGATCCTCGGGTATCTGGGAACCATCCGCCAGCTTGGCGGCATTGCGACGTCCGGTTTGAAGATGAACGCCCTTACGGCGCTTCTCGGCAAAAAGAGCGCGGGAACGGCAAGCCCGTGGCTCGTCACGTCAAACGGCGTCATCGCCGGAATCGTTGGCGAAACGTCATGGCCGCAGGCCGGGGGCGGCTCCATTGGCGGCGGGACGTCGTCCGGAGGAGCTTCGGGGGGGACCGGTGGCGGTACGCCCTCTCCGGAGACGCCGGGCGTCGTCGTGTCGACCGTGGCGAACCGGGCCGAGACGCCGCTTATCGACCTTATCGCCGCCGGGGCCGTCATCGAAGCGGCCATTGAAAGCGCCGATGCCGACTACGGCACAGCGGACGACGCGCTGGCGTCTCGGGACGCCGTTATCGACGCCATTGATGAAGTCCAGCGCGCGAACTGTTCCGACGCCGTGTTTACAGCGCTTTCCGAGCTCGCTGTCGCCGTCAACGAGGATTTGACCACGCGGGGGGCCGAGCTTCCGAAGCTTGGAAGCGCGACCCTTTTCATGTCCATGCCCGCGCTCGCGGCGTCCTACCGGCTCTACGGAGATGTCGGGCAGGCCGACGCCATCGTTGCCAGAAACCGCATCCGGCATCCCGGACGGGTTCCGGGCGGCGTCCCTCTGGAGGTGATCCGTGGCTGACAAAATGAAAAAGCCCGACGTGCGCCTTGAAATCAACGGCATGAAGTATGGCGGCTGGACCAAGATCAGCATCCGCCGGGGGATCGGGCAGGTCGCCGGTACATTCGAGCTTTCGATCACCGAGCGCTGGCCGGGGCAGCCGATCCCTGCGAAAATCGAGCTCGGGGCCTCATGCGTCGTTACCGTTGACGGCGCTCCCGTCATTACAGGATACGTCGACGACGTGGCTCCGTCGTATAACGCGGCCTCGCACACGGTATCCGTCACCGGGCGCGACAAGACCTGCGATCTGGTGGATTGCTGCCCGCCCTCGACGCAGCTCAAAGGCGCGACGCTCGCGGCCGTGGCCCGGTCGCTTGCGGCCCCGTTCGGCATCGAGGTGGTCGACGAAACGGGCGTCGGCGTCGTCCCCGGCTTCAAGACGAACCCCGGCGATACCGTTTTCGAGACGCTGGAGCAGCTTGCCCGGGCAAAGGGCGTCCTGCTCACGACCGACGGACGCGGGCGGCTCGTCATCTGCCGGGCAAGCAAAAAGAAAGCCGCCACCGTCCTCGAACTCGGCAAGAACGTCTTTGAAGGCAAGGGCAAGTTTTCCATGCGCGACCGCTTCTCGAGCGTCACCGTCATCGGCCAGACGGCGGCGACGGAGACGTGGAACGGCAAGAGCGCCTCACAGCAGAAAACCGTGGTGACGGACGCCGCCGTCCCGCGCCATCGGCCTCTCGTGCTCGTCGCCGATCAGGAACATCAGGGCGCGAACAAGCGGGCGCAATGGGAAGTCAACGTCCGGTACGGCAAAGGGAATCAGGCGACCTATACCGTGTACGGCTGGAAGGACGGCGACGCGCTGTGGACGCCGAACGTGCTCGTCCGCATCGTCGATCCCTTCATGGGGCTTGAGGCGACGTGGCTCGTCGGCTCCGTCGGGTGGACGCTTGACGAGCGTGGATACCGCTCGGAGCTTACCCTGAATCCGCCTGAGGCGTTCGACGTCGAACCCGTCAGCCCGAAAAAGGGCAAAAAGGACAAGGAAACGTTCCGCTGGCCCGGAGCCGATACAAAGGAGTCATGATGAATTACGAAAGGCTTCTCGCCCCGCTTCGCCGACGCATGGCGACGCTCATCGGGCGCTGCATCCTCTCCGCAGTCCGATCCGGGGAAGGTTTTCAGACGCTCGACGTCGTGATCATGGCCGACGAAAACATGGGCGGCGTCGAGCACGCCGAGCCCTACGGGTTCACCAGCAATCCGCACCCGGGGGCCGAGGGCGTCGTGCTGAACGTCGCCGGGCAGCGCGCCTCATGCGTTGCGCTCAACCTCGGCAACCGCCGGTACCGCCTGCGCGGCTTGAAGACCGGGGAAGTCGCGCTCTACACCGACGAGGGCGACAAGCTCGTCTTCGGGAGGGGCAGAAAGGTTCACCTCACGACGGAAACCTTTCTTGTCGACGCCAAGACCTTTGAAGGCGTTACGGAAACCATCCGGTTGACGGCCAGCGCCGGAACGTCCATCAAGACCCCCTCGTTCTCTCTCGGCGGAACCGGGGACGGAGCCTGTGCGTCCACGTTCACGGGATCGCTCAAGACGACGGGCGACGTCGTCGCCGGGACGGTTTCCTTGCAGTCGCATGTCCATACCGGCGTACAGTCCGGAAACGGCACGACCGGGCAGCCGCAGGGATAGAATATGAGCGATCTCAAGCTGACATGGAACGGATGGGGCGCGGACGCGACCGTCGAAGGCCACGATCTCGTCTTTGAAGACGGGATGGCCACGGCGGTCATCCTCAGCCTTTTTCTCGACGCCCGCGCCCGCGCCGACGACGCGCTTCCCGACGGCGGCACCGATCGCCGGGGCTTTTGGGCCGACACCGTGGCCCCCGCAGCCGAGCGGGACCGGACGGGGTCAAGGCTCTGGCTCCTTTCGCGGGAAAAGACGCTTCCGGAAGTCCTGCGCCGCGCGCACGACTACGCCGCCGAAGCGCTCCGATGGCTTGTCGACGACGGCGTCGCAAGCCGCGTCGACGTCTCGGCGACCATGCCGCGCCTCGGCCTGCTTTCCCTTGCCGTGAACATTACGCTCGTAAACGGCGAATCCTCGACATACGCCTTTTCCTACCCGTTGGAGTAAACATGCCTTTCAACCGCCCCCCTCTTGATCTGCTCATAGCCCGATCCGCCGCTTCCATGCAGTCGCGCCTCCCGGGAACGGACGCCGTGCTCCGGCGCAGCCTCTCGGGCATCGTCGCACGCATGAGCGCCGGAACCGAGCACGGCCTTTACGGGTATCTCGACTGGCTCGCACGCCAGCTCATGCCCGACACGGCGGAAGAGGAGCACCTCGAACGCTGGGCGTCCATCTGGGGCGTTTCACGCAAGGCCGCCGGGCACGCTTCGGGAGACGTTTCGATCACGGGCACGCCCGGGGCCGTCCTGCCCGAGGGGACGATCTGCCTGCGTTCGGACGCCGTCCGGTATGCCGTCGTCTCCGACGCCACCGTCGGAGAAGACGGGACGGGAACCGCTTTCCTTTCCGCAGTCGACGCGGGAACGGCGGGCAACGCCCCAATCGGAACCATTCTCGCCCTCGCTTCCCCCGTTTCCGGGCTCGATTCGCAGACTCAGGCTACGGACGGGCTTACCGGCGGCACGGACGAAGAGACGGACGAAAGCCTGAAAAGCCGACTCCTCGCAACCATTCAGAGGACGCCGATGGGCGGGACGCAAGCCGACTATGAACAGTGGGCGCTTGAAGTTCCCGGCGTGACGCGGGCGTTCGTGACGCAGGAAATGGGGCGCGGCACCGTGACCGTACGCTTCATGATGGACGGCACCTATCCCGACGGCGTCCCCAAAGACGGAGACAGGCAAGCCGTAGCCGCGCACATCGAAACCGTACGCCCCGTGACGGCCGACGTGTATGTCGTCCTTCCCGTAGCCGATCCGCTCAATCTGCGGCTGCGGATTACGCCGGACACGGCCGCGATCCGTCTCGCCGCCGAGGCGAACCTCTGGGCGGCGGTTCGGCGCGACGCCGTTCCGGGCGGGACCATCTTCCTCTCACGCCTGCATGAGGCGCTTTCCCTAACGGAAAAGGAAGAGGATCACGTCATCATTTCCCCCACGGCGAACGTCACGCCCGAAACCGGGCACATCGTCGTTCCCGGAAGCATCGAGTGGGTGACTGAATGAGCGCCGATTACCTTTCCCAGCTTCTCGCCTTGCAGCCGCCGGGCGCAGCCCTTCCCCACGAGCCCGAAAGCGTCTGGGTGCGGCTTCTCGCCGCCCTTGCCGATGGTTTCGAGCGCGTCGACGCGCGTTCCAACGACCTTGTCCGGGAGTCCGATCCCCGATCGTGCATTGAGCTCATTACTGATTGGGAGCGCGTCTGCGGGCTTCCCGGGGAATGCTTGGCCGACGATTCCGTTGCGTCGTTACAGGGCAGACGGGCCGCCGTCGTCAACGTGCTTACCCGCGTCGGCGGCCAGACCCCGGCGTTTTTCAAACGCCTTGCCGCGATCGCGGGCGTTGAAATCGAAATTATGGAGTACAGGCCGTTCGTCGCCGGGCTTTCACGGTGCGGGGAACCCCTGTCCGGCCCCGAAGACGTGCGGTTTTGCTGGACGGTGACGGTTCGCGGTCAACGTGTTACATCCTTTCGGTGCGGTTCTTCATCCTGCGGGGAGCGGCTTTCGGCATTCGATCCGGCCCGGGAGGTCGAGTGCCTCCTCCGCGCGGCGAAACCGGCGCATACCGTCCTGATCGTCGGATACGAATAATCTGTTTTCCTAAAGCCCTTTCAAAGACTGATTTCATTCCGTTCCATATCATGGGGGCATCTTTTTTTAGGAAGGTGCCCCATGAAATATGTTCCTCCCCTCGGAGCGACCGACCCGAACGCCTCCTATCAGGACGGCAACCCCGAAGCCGGTATTCTCGGCAGCATTGTTCCCGCTGCGGCCATTGAACGGCCGCAACGGGAAATCCTGAATGTACTCACGGCTGCGGGGCTTACTCCCAGCGATACGGACTTGACGCAGTTGCTTGCCGCCATTCGGAAAATCATCGGTACCCAAAACGCCGAGCTTGAACGCCTGCGCCTGCTTAAAATCGGTTGTCCGATGTACTGGCGCAGTACCACGCTCCCGGAAGGCTTCGCGTGGGTCAACGGCGATCTGGTGCTGTTTGAAGACTGGCCCGAGTTCGCCGCCGTATACAACGCCGGTGGTTTTTCTGGCATGGTGTTGCCTTATGATGCCGACAGCGCAACCATTGCCGCCAACCTTGGCAAATTCCGCCCGAATGCCGCTAACCCCACGGGATTATACCTTCCTTCGTGTGGCGAACAGTTTTTCCGAGCTTGGACGGGAGGGAGCCGGGCAGCAGGCTCTGCGCAAGGCGATGCAATGCGCCGGATCACTGGTCTTATCGGCCAATTCCGTTGGCCAACGCGCATTACGGGAAATTTGCTAGCGCAATCTGGTACTGGAAGCGATGCAACGGCTGTCACAGAAGATAGCGTAATAAAGACTTCGGGAACCCTGACTTTTGATTCTGGCAATGTCGTTACTACCGCAACTGAAAACCGCCCGGTCAACGTCGCGCTCCCCGTCATTTTATATCTTGGTCTGCCTGCTTAGGCAGCTATCCCCATGTATAAAATTATAGGGAGGTTGATGCTTGACGGCATGACTGTGGCTGATGCGCCGTATGTCGGATTTGCGGCTGAGGCCCTAAACCTAACTGTAACAAGGTAATCTATTGCAGAATCAGTCCCTCCTTGTAAGTTTTCAGCGATGATGTCGCTTCCGGCGAAAGGGCCTTCCGCTACTTCCGGACGGGCAAAGATTTGCCCGTATTTACCAATAATGTCTGGCAAGCCCGGAGCATTGTACTTCCCGGACTCTCCCGCCCCCGTCCAAGCTCGGAAAGGCGCGGGATATGGTTAAAAGTTAAGCATGGATGCCCAGATACAAGACAACAGGTAAGG